CCCCTGTCCCCGGCAACCTCGAACCCATAAGCTAGTCGCGTGTCTCCGGTAGCAAGGACACGGTTCATAATTTCGGCGGCGCGGAATTCAATTTCATCGTTGTCCCTGTCAGCAAAAAACAGGTCTTTATCCCGACTTTTTTGAAGTTCGGCCATTTTTCTAGCTAGACCCTTGCGGGTTTTATTGAGGTCTTTAAACCCGGCTCGAACCTCAGATAAATACGCCCGGCGAATATCCACTTTTTCAGCCGCCTCAATCGCTGCGCGTTCGGCCTGGGCGAGTTTCTCCCCTATCTTCTCAGCCTGTTGCTCAAACCGCCGGAGGGTGTACTGTATTTCAGCAAACTTGGCTCTAGTTGCCGGGGTGGAGGCGCGGTAGAGGTCGAGTCCGTCCAGTCCTTGGGCGATGTACTCGCGCAGGCCTACCGCGTCCACTTTTTCAACACCGCTAGCTTTGAGGGAGTCGCGGATGCTTTGGACGTACTCCCTGTACGCTGTTTCATTTGCTTGATTCTTTTTAAATATTTTATTTCCTTCAAGGTCAGAAAGAAGATATGATTCAAAAGAATCTTGGTCGGGAAGTTCATCAAAATACCCAGCCTCGTGCGCCGCTTTCGCGGCGTCCTCCATGCTTCGTGCGCCATCCCCTTTTAAAATCCCAGAACCTTTCATGGATTCTGAAATTCCTAACCATCCATCACTGTCCTGCATCCCCCCGGTTCTTTTTAAAAACTCAGAAAGGCTTTCTGGCTTGTAAGGTTTCGGCTCCCTTGAAACGTCCTTATGCAATTTGGTGAAATATTTGTCCTCTTCCAATGAGTCAAACTTATCCGGCTCAAACTTGTCCGCCCGGTTCCGCCATGCTGTTACTTTGTTGTTAAGGTAGCGGCTGTACGCGCCGACGCCTTTGCGGTAGCCGTTAGCCTTTGCCAGTGCCTGCCGTTCCGCGCTCACCCCGGCCTTGAGTTCTGAAGTGTCGTTGCGAAGTTCCCGAACCACGGCCTCATGGGCATCGTTTGTGGTCTTTATCATTGAGTCCCATTCCGCAATACGGCCAGCGGACGATGCACGTTCCGCCGTTAACCATTCAACATTTTTCTGGATGAACCCCGGTATATCGGCCAGAATTTTTGCCTTATCAAAAAGCCGAGTGACATAGCTTGGTGCGGTTTTTACGGAAGCGTTTGGGTCGGCAAGACCAAGGTCAACGGCCTGATTCCATAACGGGTCAAACACGTTTTCACGAAGGGCTTTTGCCGCCTTCGCTATCTCCGGTGTCGCGCTCATATCGTTTTGCCCGGCGGCCTTGCCTATCTCCTCATAGAAATCATCCCGGTTAAGCGTCCCGCCGTTTTTTTTGTACTCCATGTAATTGGTTTTTGCTGCTGTTTCAAAGTCGGCAAGATTGGTATCGTACCCTTTTATCTCGTTCTCAATAGAGGGCACAGAGGCGATACCCTCGGTGTTCTTATTCCGCATAAGGTACGACTCGCCAATCTGCTCAGACAAATTCCGCGTTGCCGTGGATTCACTGGACATCGTTCGCAGGATAGGGTCGTTAAAATAAAATACTTTTTCCGCGCCAAAGGCACCTTTTATTGCCTGCTCCTCGGCGGTAAACCCAGCGGCGGCGGCTCCTACACTTCCCGGTTCTGCGGCTGCCCTAACCTCCGCCGCTACCTCCCACGGCTCCTTTGTCGGGCCGCGCAAGATAGCCGCCCGTTGCCGGGCGTTATAGTATTTCAGTCCCTCCCCGAACGCGCCAAAAGCCACCCCGGCGGCCACGGCAAAAGAAATATTTTCGCCGGACTCTTCCAGTGTCCGCGTTTCCTGCTGCTGCTGTAGCAACGCTTCGTTGGCCGCCGTGATGCCGCCAAAGGTCGTTCCCAAAGCTGCAGGCGCGGCAGCCCGGCCTAGCTTTGCCGCCTGCGCTGCCTTGGTTAATCCGGTAAGCACTGGCCCCAGACCGATATAGGTGAACGGGTCGGCTCCCATCTGCACAGCGAAAGCAGCAATGGATTGCGTCGTCCCAGCGGAGGCGACGACTTCTCTCATTTTTCGTTCTTCGTCAATCCGGGTCTTGATGTACTGGTCTTGCTCTTTACTCAAAGAATCTATAAAACGAGAGGCATGTTCCTCATACCCGGTCAAATTCCCATCGGCAAAAGGGTTGTGGTTTGGTTCTTTTTGGAAAGTCGCCTCCGGTGCGCGATTGCCAATGAACCCCGCAATAGGATTCCCCAACAATAAAGTATTGCCCACCACTTCCCCGGTCGAAGAGCCGGGTTCTGGTAACGGCGTTTCCGGCGTCGCCGGATACGGAAACACCGCCATTTCATTAGAGGGGTCAGTAAGGGGCATAATCCAACCTTTTATTTACCGTGGTCGTATCAGGCAAACGTGACGGGTCTCTCTTACTTGCCGCCTTAGAGAGCCTAGCATCCATCTCTTTTTTCGGGTCAGCAAAGAACCGTTGTCCGGGGGGCAGAATATCAACCAGAATACCGTCTTTATCGAAGGCTTGGAGGCGATACTCAGGTCTGCCCACGGACGCCGTTTTGGGCGTAAACACCGGGTCAGGGACGACAAGAATATCTTTATCAGGGTTGAAGTCTTCCCCAAGGCCGTTGACCTTTTTGAACTCTTCAAGGTGCGGTTTAATATCTTCATTGATTTGCCCCCGTATCCATTTAGAGGTTTCCTCCTCGGAGTCACCGGGGAGGGCGTAGGATTGTTCCGGCGGGTAAATGGTTACTTGCCGACGGCCATTGATAGTTGTTCTACCATACTTGCCCCTAATCGCCCGTTCTGCGGCTTCTTCGGCAAGTTTGGTGTTCCCAGACAGTTTGAACTCTGTCTCGTAAACGTCTTTGTATTGCGCCCCCATTGCCGCCGTAACCTTGTCGTCCACCCTTGCCTCTTCAGTATTTTCTGCCCCGAAACGCGCCCCGGAAAAAGGTATGCGGCTTGTGAAGATTTTTTTAGCCTTGTCTGTGTAATCTATCTTTGCTTCTCGAGCAGTTTTTAAACGAGCCTCAATGACAGGGCGATTGGCTGGGTTGGTTAACTCGTCGGCTTTTCCGACAGCCTCTACAGGCGGAGTCCCATCTTTAATTAAAGCGTCCACCATCCTAATCCGGGTGAAAGAACTGCTATCGAACTGCTCTAATAATTGAGGGTTCCGCGCCCCGATAGTGTCGATGAGCCGCGCTGCCTCAATAACGTCCTCAGGCCGCTGCGAGGTCGCTGCGGACTTTAATGCGCCGCTGAGGTAGCGGGGGATAACCCGGGTCGTGGCGACAATCTCGGCGTTCATTGCCATGCGTGTTTCCATCGGCAGGGCGGTCATTTTCGGAACCATGACCTTCTCATAGTAAGCGTCCACGGCTTTGACCGATTGACTGTCTGCCGGGTTGACAGGCGCGCGGGTGGACAGAATATCCGCGCCAAGCTGCACCTCTTTGTACCCGTCCTCCACCCGGTTTGTTGCTTTGACGATTTTTGTGAGGAGTTGGTTGTATTTTCCGGGTTCGGTCAGCGCGGAACGGTTCGCGTCCAGCCGCTCTTTGAGCGCGGCTAGGCCTTGCGGGTTGTTTTCGGCCTGGGCTAGACCAAGTTCAAACTCGGATTCAAACTCTTTGGTCGCCGCGCTCTGCCTCGCCCGTTGCTCCGACGCGACGGCGGCGGCCTGCGCCTTGGCAAAGTTCACCGTCTCCGGGTCGGCCACGTCCAGTACGTTTATGGGAGAAACGCCGCCCTTGCCGTCCGGCAAATTTAACGTCAGCTTGCCCGAAACAAGTTGATTGTACGCCGCCGTTTTATCCGGTTGCGCGTCCACCCACCCGGCAATCGCGCTATTGTACATCCCAGACAACGCCGCCTGTGTACCATTGACAGTCTGCAACGGGGTAAACAGCGGCCTGCCATTGACCCCCGTTGCCGCATACGCCGTGGAAATCCCGTAAAGGTCTTGCAGCATTTCTGTCGAAGCCGTGGCTCTTTGAGACTCCGGCAGGCGGAACAACTGCCCTGCCCTCGTTTGGATGCGCTGCATCGCCCCGGTGACGTACTCGCGGGTTGCCACTTCAGTGTCATAGTCTTGCTTCGCCGCTTGATTGGCCGTCGCTTGGCCTACCGCGCCCAGTGTCCGAGTGTCTATTTCGTACCCCACCATTGCATTGAGTTCGGGATCAGGAATATTCTTGACAATATCCTGCCGCAATATTGCTGCATTTTGCTCAATGGCCGCCGGGTCGGCGGAATACTTCGCCTCCAAGTCACCAAAGCGTTTGGCAATCTCTGATTTAAGTCGATAATGCGTTATAACCCTTTGTTGCTGTGCGTTTTTCTGGGCTTGTATTCTTTGTTCTTGTTCAGCCTGCGAAAGAACGGCCACTGCCCTTGTCGCCGCCTGCGTAAACCGCGCGGCGTCGTTCGGAATAAAACTTAGGTCGCCGCTTTTGGGCGCGGTCATGTTGTCCTGTAACTGCCTTTGCAGGACGGGGATGTTTTCCGCCATTAAAATGCTCCCGCAAGCAGGCTTAGGCTTCCTGCAAGGTTCTTCGTCAACGCGCCGGATGCCTGCTGGCGCACCAACGCGGCACTGTTCATGTTTCCAGCGGCGTCCAACTGCCCGGCAAACATCGCCGCGCTAATATCCTGCGAGGCATTAGACCCGGCGCGGCGGAGAATCCCCTCAATACTGCCGCCCCGTGTACCCCGGTACGCAATTTGGGTATTCATATTTTCATTGAAATCTTTTTGGATTTTGTTAATCCGCGCTTGCGAAATAAGCCTGTCCTGCTCGGCCTGCAATTCAAATTGCCGAGATTGAGCACGAAGCGCAACGCGCTCGCCAAGGCCACTGGCAAGGGCGTTGCCCAGACTAAGACCAATGAACGCTGGCTTAAAATAACTTAATAAAGAGAAATCCCCAGCGGAACTAGCAGCCGTCGCCGCCGCCGGGTTTGCCGCTGCGTATTCTACTGCCGTTGCCGATGCGGTAGTGGTTGCCGCCGGGGCGGCAGAGGAGAAGTAACTGGACGCGGATGCGAAAGTCTCCGACACTAATAGCTTACCTTCCTAGTTGTTTCCAAGATTTTTAAAGTGCCCGGAACGGTTTGAGTATATTCGATAACGCCATCGTCCGTCCAGCCTAGATTGCCTTTGACTTCCACAATTCCGGTGTAAGGTGGTATCGCTGCGTTTTTGGCCGCCCCAGTGAGCCGACGAAAATTCACCTCATGGCCGTTGACGTTAAGCGATGTGGTGTTGAAAACGCGAAGGTTAATCTCGGACACCCGCTTCTTCTTGCCAATGTGCGCCTTCCCGCCTGCGCCTTCTACTGCTACCGGGCAATCCTTGATTGTTGGCTTGTTCCAGTACCCCCATTCAATATATTGCGTCGCAGGAGTGGCAATCGTTATTGTACCATTGGTCACAGTCACGTCCGGAAGGTTCTTCCCGTCTGCCCATATTTTCAATGTTTGGCCTTCGGCATAATCAAGACCGATAAACGTCTGCGCCGGGAGGCCTGTTGTAATACGTTTGGAAAAGTCGAAGATATTGTTAAAGTTAAATTTTTCAGTAAAGCGCCGGGTAACACCGCCAATGACCCTCTCCACAGTGACATACATCTGGTCATAAACCACGCAGGCCGCTTTGAACAATCCGTTCTGCGTCGAACGGCGGAAGAAGGACGATATTTTTTCCACATAGGACAGGTTGCCAATAGTCATTGTGCCGTCAGAATTCACGCTCATGTAGTAAGAGCCTTGGTCAATGGCCGTGGCCGTCCGCATGGCGACACTTACTGGGACTTTCATCAAGTGGCCGGATAGCTTCGAGGCAATCGCCACGTCATACACCCGCAGCTCACGCTCGCTCATGGCGCGGATGTTCCGACCCCCGCGCTGCACGAAGTACACAATCCCCTCCGCCCCCTTAATCTCTAGGAAATCCTCGGCTCCCACCTCGGCCTGCACCGGGGCATACTGGTTCTCCGGCGTGATAGGGCTGCCCGTGGCGCGGTCGAACATATGCACCGCCCCGGTGGTGAACAGGAAAAGCTGCTTCCCGCCATAAATCCCGGTGATAGAGTTCAATTCGTTGTTCGCGCCTTGTAGGTCGCCAGCGATAGCGTCTGCCGGGAGACCCGTCCCCGGCTCAAAGTCATAGAACCCGTCCACGCGGCTGCCCCAGTACGAGCGCGGGAGAGACTGTGAGCCGCCTATCCAAAGCCGCCCCTCATAAAAAGTGCCGCAACGCGGCCAGCCGTACCCGCCACCCCACGCGCTCACATAGCCAGACTCCAAGTCCCATGACCCAGACGCCACTACGTCAAGGCTAAAGAACGGTATCTCCACACTGGCCTGCACGACGGTGGTGGAAATCCACTTCACAATTCGCGCCCGGCCTCCATTGCCCTTGTAGTACTGGTTCACCACTGCCGACGCCGAGGGAAACACCGCCGCCGAAGCGGTCAGCTTGACCACCCCGCTCAACCCATCCGGCGTAATGGTCGCGGCAGGCTGGGTCGTCACCGGGACGTAGGCGTACTTTGGGATAAAATCAAAATTGAGGTCAGCTATTGTCCACGTCGTTGCTGAGGTACGAGTGAGCAACTGCGGCTGCATCGTCTCCTCAAAAAATATCATCGTGTTTGCGCTGCCTGTGCGCCTCAGACCGGGGATTTTAGAATTGAAAAACTGCGGCGCGTAAATATCAACCTGATAAACATCGTTAAAATACACAGCGATGTTAAATTCAGTAATTACAAATAGATATGTTTCAGATGTGGAGAACTCAAAGTTTATCTTTTTGACGTTTCCGTTTGCGCCATCGTACCACACTTCAAACTCGCCCACGGCCATCGTCGTTGACGGCAGGCTCACGGAGTCTATCCGGGCTATGCGGACATACCGCTGTGTGCTCTGCACCCGCACCGTGAAGTCAACTCCGGTGGTGGTTATCGTCCGTGCAGAACCGACGTTCGTCCACGACACATTGTCCTGCGACACTTGCACAAAAACACTGCCCACCGTCCCCGTCGAGCAGCGCAAGCCCTTCACCCGGACATAGGCGAGCCGAGCCAGTGCGCCAAGGTCATACTGCACCACGATATAGGGGTTCGTCGTCCCCATGTTGGTTGTGGTAATCAGCTCCGTCCCCGTGTTTGAGTCGTTGGCGTTGCCCCCCGTGCCGCCGTTCGGGGCGGTGATTGTGGGAGAAGCGGCTCTTGTCACAGAGCCTAGGTCGGTGGCGATGTACTCCAAGCCGGGTGATAGACCCACCCCGCCTTGCGTGTAAGTGAAGACATTTTGCAGGAGGCTGGCCGCGCCGTAGAATTGCTCTATATCGTCACGGGCGAGCATTTCCGGGTCAATCTCACCTTGCGTAAACTTTTTCTGCTGCTGAATCGCCTGCGGCATCGGCTACCTCCACAACGCGCCGGGACGACGATACGCGGTTGCCATTGGCGACGGTGGCCGTTGCTGCGGCGGAGCCTGCCGGGCATCAGCTCCGACAGCGACAGCATAATATCCGCCCTTGCCAAATTGAGCCTTCGTTCCATAGGCCATCTCAAAGGCATCGTCAGCACGTTCTTTGCTGTCGGTTATTGTCTGGGCTATAATCGCTTTTAGAGCGTGCCACGCGAACGTCTGAAAATACCCCGGCCACGTTGCCTCGGCTTTGTACACGCTGTATTGCACTGACAGCGCGGGACGATTGGTTACAATTAAGTCCTCAATCGTGTCATAGTCGGAAATAGGGTCTTGCGCCGACGAGCCTGTATCAAAAACTTTAAAGATGTGCATCGCCTCGTCTGGGCGGATGAATTGATATGACCACCCAGCCGGAGGGGTTCCGGCCAAGGCCGTTAAATTTTTTACCGGGGTGGAGAAACTCCATGGGTAGAGGCTGAAAACGTGACGGATGAAAGGGTCGTAGAACTGGCGGATAGCCCGTGCTTCATTGGTGTTGTCCGCAAAGTCGTCAATCGGGTCTGCACCAAGCGATACCAGAGAAAGGTTGGCGATATACTCCCTAGACGACATAACACCTCACAAAAACAAAGGCTCACGGAAAGACAAGGAAAAGCCGTGAGCCTTTGTAGGGGGGAAACCAACACGCTTCCTCCCTGTTTCTAATGCAAGGATTAGGTGTTTGTCAACGAGATACTAAGGCCGTTTGACAAATCAACATTTGTGCCATCGTTGGTTAAAACAACCATCATTTGGGCACCGTTTACCGTTGCCGTTGTTGTTTCAAAGGCCGCAGTGGAGAACGTAATACAAAAAACAAGGTCTCCAGGACGAAGATAGTCTTTAGCGTCGTTGAAATACCCCAGCCCCCGAACCGTCGTATTGCCGTCTGCCGTTCCATACATCCATAAAGCCGGTGCCCTGTTTCCATTGGTCGTACGAGAAGTCTTTGCCTCTACGCCGCCTGCCTGAATAAGGTTCCTTGCAATATAAGCCATGAAAAAATGCCCTAGGTATTGGTCAGCGTGATAGCCGTTCCATCGCTTACGTCAACAACGCTTCCAGTGTTTGAAAGAACAACCATAAACTGAACGGCAGAAACCGTGGCGGCTGCAGTTTCAAAAGTGGCGGCTGAATATACGGTGACCATAATAACATCACCGATACGAAGGAAGTCAGCCGCACTGTTGAAATAACCCGATGTACGGACAACGGTAAGGGCGTCGGCTGTGGCGTAAGACCAAAGCCCAGGAGCACGGTTCGAGCGAGTGGCTATAGCCGTTTTCCCTTCCTGAGAACCATTTTGGACTAGGTTGCGTTGGATATAAGCCATGTGGTCTCTCCTTAGGCCAGTTCGTCGATGAAGTATTTGTACACGCCTTCGCGCCCGGCAATCGTGCTGCCGATAGCAACGGCAGCGGCGGAGAACCGTGCACCCACTTTCCAAGCGTCACGCTCTTCGAGCCATACGCCGGGGACAGTGGTCACGTCGCGGCTCACACCGAAGCCGACAGGGGCGGAAATCCCGGTTCCTGCGACGATGTAGTTGTTCCGAACTCCAGTACCGGAAACATAAGGCAAACCACCTTCGGAGGTGTCCAAGTTCCCGAACAGGATGACGTTGAAGCCCATGAACTTCATACCGTTGATTGCCGATTGGCCGTTCATGATAAGGCCCAGCGTGTTGTAGTCCCGGCTTGTGGACTCCAACGTGGTCATCATTTTTCGGGCCGAAAGAGCATGGAGGACAAGGTAACGATCAACAGGGGCGTTGATGGAGGTCAAGAAGGCGTCAATACGAGCCAAGTTGTCCGTAGTGTAGTTCGTGCCATCTGCACCAAAAGTCGTAGCTGAAGCCCCGGCTTCCATCGCGTTGATAATAATTTGGTCTTGCCGTTCGGCAATGCCTCGTGCCGCCGCTATCGAGAGTTCTTTTTTTTCGTCGTACAGCAATTTGTCCAAGTCTTCTTCTTGGCTTAACGCATAAGCGTAGTAATCAAGCAAAGTCGCGGTGACGTTGCTTTGTGCCACGTCTTGGAACTGCAGCAACGAGCCAGAGAGCTTTTGTTGCGCGGACATAATCCCCATACGGTTAAAGGTAACTGTCTTCGCAGTTACTCGCCGTTGACGAACCAAAGGCAATAGCTTTGGAGCTACTGTACGAAAATCGTGTTTAATGAGGGTGTCAAAATCTGTTGCGTAATTGACTGGCGCGGATGCGGTCATGGCTTTGCCCTTTAGAGTGATTGGTGGTGCTTAAGAAACCAATCAGGGCCAAAACCATCGGGGGGCATAAAGCCTGAGCCGGGGTATCTGGGTGATAGTCAGTTCGCGTATGATAAAACCCACGGAAAGGGAAAAAACGTACGCGAACTGTCTGAGTGTGTTTTTATCTTAACTATAAATTACTGTCAACGCTTTTTTCGCGCCTCTTGTTTATTCCACCGAGCAATGGCTTCCTGTGCCGCCGCCTCGGCTTTTGGGTCCCAACTACGGGCATCGTTGTTCGTCGCCGCCGACAATTCTTCAAAGGTCATTTCAACGGTGGCGGTGCTGGTCGTCGTTGCCCCGTTCGCGGCATGGGTGTCACCCGTTGTCAGGTTCTTTATCTTTTGGAGCACTCTCACGCCATCGGCGGTGGCGAGCATCCCATCTCGAACCAAAGCAAATTCGGAGTCGGTAAAAATGCCTTGGGCTTTCAACTCCCCAGCCCATTTACCAACGGTCTGCACAATGGCATCGGCGTTTGGTCCTAGTTTTGCCGATTCTGCCTTGCGCCAAGCGTCGGCGACGGCCTGCGCTTCTTCCGGCGTAGGCTCAGGCTTTTCCTTCGTACTTACCTTGTGGAGTTCCGGCACAATCGTTGCCATGAAATTGTCGTACTGTTCTTTTGACAATCCGGCCTCTTTCGCGGCGTTCTTGGTCAAGCCAACAAGCTCGTCATTGAGTTTGGCCTCACCCAAAATTTCTTTGCCTTCAGGTTTTAACTCGAAGCCATACTCTTCAGGTTTTTCCGGGACGTTCTGGTAGCCTTTCGCCAGTTTATCGCGCAGACCTTTTGCCCGGTTTGCCTCTTGCTGGTAAGCCTTTAAAAGTTCATCGCTTTTGATGCTCTTTTTCTCAGTGTCCCAGAAATCGGCGGGTACGCCTTCCGGTGGTTCATTGGTCTTTTCGCCGGGTGTTTGTCCCGCAGGCGGGGGTGTACCCCCGGCAGGGGGTGGGGTGTCGCCGCCTGCTGGTGGGGTGGCCGGGGCGGTTTTCTCCTCATAGAGGGAGGCTCCGGGTGGTGGTACTGTATCAGTCATCGTCTAACTCCGCTGGGTCGTGTGCCGGGGAATTCCGGTACGAGAGGCCGTTCTTGGCCAGTTTCTCAATCTCACGATAGAGGCTGTTCTGGCCTTCACGCACGAAGGCATGATAGATTGCCTGCTCCCCTGAGGGTGCAGCCACGGGGTTCCACGCAGGGAGGTCAACCGTGTGCGTTTTCAGGTACTCCAGCACTATCTTGCCTTGTGGATTGTTGAACACCGCATCAAAGGCAAGCAATAGCCGGGCGCGTTGGTGACGCTGCTCTGTCTCGGCTTTCTTACCCTTTACTGCACGTTCGTTCAATTCTTTAATATTCAATACGTTGCCTGCGCCCCATGACATGCTATCTGTTCCCCATTGATTGTTGCTGCGCCAGCATCTGCGACGTTTGTTGTTGAAGGTTCTGCACCACTTGCTGGATTTCCTCCACGCCCAGAATCAGGTCTTTCGGCGCGCCCGCTTTCTCGAACACCCAGTGCACCACCTCCGGCACTTTCGTGACGAACTGTGACATCTGCGGGTAGATAGCCTGCAACAGGCTCATTGCCTGTGAGAACGCTTGCACGTCCTGCATGGCCTGTCCCCGGCTAATCGGCGACGAGATAGTGACCTGAATATTAATGTTATCAATTAGTTGGCTAAAGTTGTTTGGCAAGTTCGGGATGCCATTATACGCCCCCACGTCCTGCAAAATACTCACAATCCGCCGCATCGTCGGCTGCACGTCTTCAAAAATTAGCTGCGGCAGGGCTGCGCCAATATCTGATTCCAACTCCTCTAGCCGCTTAGAAATCTCATAGGCCGTCTTCGGCTGCCCCGCCTCCGGCGGCAGACGCCTGTCCAGCATCAACGCCCGTACCCGGTCAACCATGCCGTTGACCAAGTATTCCTGCGCCTGAAAGTTCCCCGCGCCGGGGAGGGGCGCAATTGAGGGCGTCGCCCCGTTCCGCTCCACCGTCAGGAACGCGCCGGGGCTGAGGTTCCAGTTGTTCGGGTTAAGGGCACTGCTACCCTCTACCGTGTACATCCCAAACGTGCTCATTGCCGCGCTTTCCATCTCGTAGCGGCGAGTGGTATTGAGGTTCCTAATATCCGACAGTGCGAGCGTGAACGGGCCAATCCCTAACGAGTAGCCGGGTATGGTCATCCAGCGAGGGGAGATTCTGGGGTTCTCGACGTGCGGTTCGCAAAAGAGTTCGTGCTTGCTCTTCTCGTGAATCACCGCGTAGTACCAGACCATATCCTCGTGACTGTAGTACACGGCCTCAATGAAATCTTCCAGCCTTTCCGGCGTTTTTTCAATGGCCTTTTTTATCTCTGGGCTGATTGAAAGTTTGTTCTTAAAAATCTTTTGGAGGTCGCCAAACTTAATCGCTCTGTCCACAAAAACGGCGTCCTTAAACCCGTTCGCCATCTGTGAGATAGAAACCGATGAAATAGGATTGTCTATAAATATCAATGGGTTCTTAGCGTCGCCCTTGACAATATCAAAACACCCCGTTCCCACGCCCAAATCAAAATAGACCTTAGCCTTACACGCGGCGTAATTGGAGGCATCAATGTAGGCGAACGTAATATCGTTCATCTTGCCCAAAATGCTTTCAACCAAAGCCTTTTGGTCCACGGGTAAGCCGGGACCGGGTTTTAATTCCGCCCAGCGCGTGAACATCGGCGTGAATTTTTGTGACATTTTTGACACAAAGTTCACGGCGGCGGCCAAAGGATTCGAGTCTTGTTGCAGGGTGTTTTCGTTCGGGGTCTCACCCGTTGAATCGTAGGTGTTCTTAAAAGGATTGACGTATTCAATCACCTCCTCAAACAATGGACGGCTTGCGTCCTTCTCCTTAAGGGCTTCCTTATATTTTTTAATAACGTCTTCGACTTTGAACTTTGCCATTTCTCTACCCCAAGGTCGTAGGCTTGAACCCGGCCTGTGACCCCCCGGCTAAGAGAGACCGACTACCGCGATTGCGCCCGTACAATGTTTCTAACGTAGAGTTCCGTTGCTCTGTCATTGACCGACGGTCGGCGTCCTGCTGTTTTTTTTGCTCTTGTTGCGTCCGCGCCTGCTGCTCCATCGCCAAGCGGTTCTGCTTCTCCGCCTTGCGGGCGTTCTGAGACTGCATGACCGATGACCCGACAAAGAATGCCGCTGCAATCGCTATTTCAGCCATGCCTGTACCTCCAAATTTCCTGCGCGCCTTCTTTTTTTAACGCGAGGTATAGACCATAGGGAGACCATACCGTAGTTTTCAGACCAAGTATGTTCGCTATTACTGTATGGCACAGCTTGCCGGGTCGTGCAACCCCCTCACGTTTCAGTGACCTAACCACGCGCAGCACGGCGTTGGTCTCGGTCGGGTGCAACTCATTAAGCAGCTCCCCCGTCTCACACACCTTCACCCCCATCATCCACCGCTGCGGCGTCGTCGTCAGCATCACATGCGTATCCCCCTGCACCAATATCGCCTTGCAGTGGGCAAAGTCGTCCCGGTGGCGGCGGCGCGGCATAAACAAATAGAGTAACCGCATCCACCATGCCTCGATGCACAGGTTATCCAAAATTTCCCGCCGGAGGTGGCCTTCAGGCAGGCGCGAGAACACTACCAAAAAGGTCTGCTTGAACGCCACTCACTTCCTCCTATGAACATTGAAACTTTTATTAGGCATGTACATCGCCGGGAAACGATTGCCCCTACCCCCGCTCAGAACCTCCCGACCCAGGCCAACGGCTAAGGCTGCGTACTGCAACGCATCGTGGACGTGGCTATACCTATTCTTTGACGGCCTATCCTCGTACCTCTCCTGCCCTGCTATCGCTACCCGGCGATGCCCATACGCACCCAAAAACCCCTTCCTTAGCACTTGACACCGGGGGTCAATGGAAAACGCTGGCCGCCCATCAATCATCCGCGTCAGCGCATAGGAGACCGCCTCCGTCCGCACTCGCGGTTCATTGCTCGACGCTGGCTCAATGCGAAAGCCAGAGGTCTCCGATATAATGGCAAAAGCGTTCCGGCCAGACTCCGTGCCACTCGCCGCGCCAGAGGGGTCTCCTTTGAGAATTATCTCGGAATTATAATAAGTGTTCCGTAAGTGCTCACCTAGCAATTCCCCAAACTTAATCAAACTTGTTCGCGTCGTCACTAGTTCGTCTATTATATGCAACACACCCTCAGGGCTTTTCTGCACTATTGCCGCCGCCGGGTCGCCCCCAAAGTCCACCCCTACATACACTTCCCAGCTTGGCACATAACGGGTCGGCACACAGTGAACCACGTCATTATACTCAGGATATACCGCCTTCCCATCATGCACCGCGCCGTATTCATTGGCAAGGTTCACCGAAATCCAAGCATCGGTTTTCCCTTGCATGTTGCGATAGTAATAGTCCTTAGGCAAATTGTGTAGGTTTTCGGCGTTTGGGTTGATGACCCACTTCACCCGGCCATTGGGCAATAACCCCGCCCTAAGAACCCCGCCGGGCTGCCGGAATATTCTCCACCCGTTCGGGCGGTCTACCTCGGCAGTGTTGTACAGCCAGTGGTCAGTGTCAGGCGCGTTCGTGTCAGCCACTACCCCATAATGGGTCGGCCCCCCATCCCGTGCGGACGGGTAGCGTCCCAGACGCGACGAGGCGAGGTCAAACCCGCTGCGCGGCAGTTCCTTCAACTCGTTCGGCCACAGAAACGTCGCCTGCACCCCCCGGAATTTTCGCGTAATCTCGTCGGTCGTCCCGTCCATACTCATAAAAAGTATCTCGGACTCCACCGTTGTCCCGTCCGGCAAATTGAAGCGCACTTGCGAGTTCGGCCCTTCCAATGACCCGGCTCGGAACGTGGACACCGCCTCGAACTTTTCCTGCCACTCTTTGATAGTGGTGGTGTGCAAATCCTTATAAGAGTTCCGGCAGGCGATTGTGCGTGTCATGCGCTTGCCTTCGGCGTTTGGTTTTTGTTCGGCCATCATAGTGAAAAGCCGCTGGCACGTTTGCCAAGTTTTCCCGCTGCCCAGCGGTCCCATGATAATATCCACGTCGCCGCGACTTTCATGGTAGTCTTTGAGCGTCTTGTCCTGCGGGTTTATGCGTACCGTAATATCACTCATAACGTTGACTCATAGCTTGTGGTCATTTCCACAGTCGTTTCTTCGTAGTCCAAGGTTTCTATTGCCGGGTTGGATTCCACAGGGGTGGGGTTTTCCCGGGCAGGGGCGGAAGAGGTGAAGTCAAAGGTCACGGTTTTTGTCCCCGTCGTTTTTACTACAGTGGTGGCAAGGCGGGGGTGGTAATACGGCGCGGCTTTCTGTGCCACTTCGACGGCGCGCACCCTGTAGTCTTCGGCCTGCTTTATCACCCCCTCCCTTGTGTCTAGGTCATCGTCCTTTGCTAGCTGTTCCGCTAACTCCTCCAATCCTATGTACTGCTTCGCGTAATAGCGCATATTCTCCAACATGACTTCCATAGGCGTTAGCCCTTGGTCTTCTTGGTCTTTTTCAATGACCCGCATCGTTGTGCGCTCTGCGGCGGCCAGATGCACCTCCCGGAGCTTCTTCATTACCAACTGTTCGCGGTTCATTTCCTTGGCCTGCATCACACCCATTAGACCCATGCCCAAGGGTTTCTCCAAAGTCTTTCCTACCTTCTTTATTTTCTTTGGTTTTTCTTCATCGGTCATGGGCGAAATTCTCGGCATAGTCCGGCGGCGTATGCGCTGTTATTTTGCCGTTGGCATGGGTCACAATCCAAAAGCCGGGGTGTACTGGCGTGAAATCCCCAGAGTCATCTCTTAACCAGCCAATTTTTCTAGTTCCTTGGTCATAGACTGCGGGGTGGTCTCCGTGATTAAACCATTGGACGGCTGTAGTTTTACGTTTTCGGCTAAAAGGCCACATTGTTTTTTCTCCATGTACATGGTTTATACGGCTATTAGATAAAAATTGGAAAGCATTTTATTTAGTTCAAATTTTAGCATTTTACCGAGAGATACACCCGCAACACTGAGCTTTCGCAAAACCCCCGGCTACCCCCCCGGGTAGTGCGCGTTTTTCACACACGCAATGGGTATAATAAAATCAATGACCTACGTTCTTAGATTCCATAATTAGCGTTATGAGTAATGGGTGCG